ACCGTTTATTCTCCTGTAACCACCCTCAATGTCAGGTTCAAAATTTTCTAACTCTAATGCTTCTCCTGGTTGCATTAGAAAAGTAGAACGATTTAAAACTAAACCACCCTCACAGTTAAATGCTGCAGGTTGGGCTTGAGATAGATCTGGCATTAGGAAGTAACTCCTCCCATAAAGTTAGCAGAACCTCTAGGAGCAAGAATAACTGTAGATCTTATATACTCGTATTTATTAATGAGTAAACTTTGCATATTTTTAATACCTTGCTCAAATCTAGCAAAGTTTAACTGATATTGTTGTGTTTCACCCCGATACTGGTAAACAAAAGCAGCAGCACCATCTATAATTACAGGTGCAAATCTATCTGGAATACTTGTAGTATCTCCATGTGCTGATAAATCAGATGGAAATGTAAAATAATCAAAAATAAGTGCATATTGTTTATCTGGATAAGGGTATAGTAAATAATTATTATCTGGAGTTCTAACTATGTTTCTAGGTACACCACCACCATCAAACTGTGTTACCGTAGTGCTATTAGCTATTATTGCTGCTGTGGTGCTATTTGCACCTCTAGTGCATCCTGTAAAATCATTACCTGATATACCTGTATAAGTTATTTGTTCTCCACCTATGTACAGAGTTCCTGTTGAACTAAAGTCTGTTGTAGAAGCTACAGTTATTGTTGTTACAGATGCAGATAAACCATCTGTTGCATTGACGGTTGTTGTTTTAACTTGATCTTCTTCATTAGGATAACCTTTTTCTATATACTCATTATAGTTAAGAACTGTTAGATTATTTCCTGCAGCATTAAGATCACTATCTTTTTTAATTCTAGCTGTAGCATAGTCTATTGACTTTGCATCTGTTGGTGCAGTATATCTACAAACACCTGGAGTTAAGGTAGAAGAGTTTTGTGAATGATTAAAAGAGTATCCAAACTCTCTTTGATTTATATATCTTATAGATTCATTAACAGCATTTTGACATTGTACTTGAACTCCTCTAGCACTAGTAAAATTAGTAGAAGTAAGTGTTACTTCATTCATCCGTGTAATTACGTCATTAGTTAATGAAAGAAATGTCAAAGCCATATTTTATTCCTTAGATAAGCTAAAGGGGCCAGTTGCCCAGCCCCTAAAGTTATTTTATGCTAGTAGATCACGATCTACTTCAGTTGGAGCACGTCCACCTCTAGCACCTGTGTCAATGCAACATGCAAGAACACGTAAGATACCAGAAGTAACATCTGCAGAACCTGCAATCAACTTAACGTCAATTGTGTCTGTAGTTGTTACATGTGCAGTAAACGTATTTGCTGCCCCAGTATTAACGAGCATAGTTTGACCGTTAGTACCACCTGCTAGGAAACCTGCAGAAGAAACGTCACCACCGTCAACAATATCATCACCTGCTGCGAAATCAATATCCACAGTTGGAGATGAACCGTTGAAAGCAGTTTCAACTTCAGCACCTGCAAACAATACTAGTGTATTGGCAGGAATTTCTAGAAGTTGGAAGATGTCTCCATCAGCACAGGAATATCCTGCTGCAACCATTTTAGCAATGTCAAGACGTGCTTCACGCATGTACATTCCCATTGCTTGTTGACGTGAGGTAGCTGCTGCAATGCTGTTAGATTCAACACCTACAGTAGCTGAGGAAGTCATATCATAAGTAGCCATAAGTCAATCCTCCCTTACGCTGCGTTGTATTTAGCAGTTACAATTGCTTCTGGACGAAGAATCTTTCTGCCGTATAAATGCATACCACGAACAATGTCAGCAAAGCTGTCAGGATCACGATATGTTTCAGTCTTACTGATCTGCTCTGCAGTTGCTACTGCTGAGTCATGACCTGCAACAATAACACCATAGTTACTGTTTTGGTTTGCAGAACCTGAAGTTCCTGAACCTGTTCCTACTGAAGGAAGGTTTGAAGAAACATACATTCTGAAACCATGTAGGTTATTCAGTACTAGACCGTTACGTAGTGCACCTGCTTCACCAAAATCAGAATTTAAAAGACGTGAGTCTTCATCAGCCATGATTTCCATAAACACAGGGTCAACTACGAGCCATCTACCTTGTGTATCAACTTGTTGTTGATCCAACAAACGCTTCATTCTTGCAACAACCATTGCAGGTGAAGCAGTTGCTGTTGGTAGTGCTGTCGCACCTGGCAAACGTGCTGCTATTGGGATCGAATGATCATCAGCAGAACTTGTAGTGATGTTTCCAAAAGAACCTTTCTTTAACTTCATAGAAGTAAGAAGTTCATCTGAACCTGCAGTTGATAGAGCTTTAGTACCATTTACTTGGTCATTAGCTGTACCTGCTGCTGAGTGTAGAGCAGACTGTTTAAAACCTGATAGATAGCCAAGAACTTCTTGGTCATGCTGATCAGCTAAACGGTATGCTGCACGGTTGGTAGCAAGATCCATAAAGTTAACGTGTGAATGAGCTTCCTCAATATCGTCAATTTTAAAGGCATAGTAGTTAGCCTTATCAACGACTAGAGAAAAATCCTCATCGTCAAGATCTTGTGCATTTACCTGAGTTCCCCTCGCATAAGACGAGACTGAAATTTCAGGTTCTTTGATGATTTTAACTGTATCACCTTGGGCAGCAATCTCCCCAAAGTAATCAGAGTTAGTTATGTCTCCTACGACAGTGCTTTTGCGGAATGCAAGTTGCACTTTCTTGGAGTAGATTACGGAACTAAAATTACCGTTAGGTAAATTACCGTAACCCGATGCGGTTGTAAAAGCCATGATAAAATCCTCCTGATATTTGGCTTGAATTAAGCTTAAACATCTAAAAGGGGCTGTACGTTTTCTAGGGTGCAGTTAGTATTAGGTTGCGCTACCGAATACCACTGGGCCTATACTTGTCCAGGTAGTTCTTCTTAGTTTAGACTTTTTATGAATTTAGGTATGACAAAAGGTAGTCAAAATGAGGCTTTTGTCAATATACCTATAGTTATACTGCTGAAAATTGATTTGTCAACAGTTTTATCTAGCTTTGCCAGATACATCGTAAACAAATTTACCCGAACGGATAGCTTTGTTAATAGTGTCAGCTTTCTCTTCAAACTCCTTATCGGACATTTTTGCGACTTCTGACTCACGAATTACGTCATTTGCATCTTCTACATCTACTTGTGTCTTAGTACGTTTAGTTACAGTAGAAGCTGCATCTTTAGCTTTTGCTTTCTTTGCACTCTTAGTTAGACCTTTATCTACTTTATATAGATCTATAACACGAACTACAGAAGCTGGATCATCTGAGTTTTCATACAGTGCATCTTGTACCCACTTAGGTTGTTCATCAACCCAACTATGAAACTCATCAGATGCACGTAGGTCATCAAAATCATCATGTGATTTACGTATCATAGTTTCAGCTTTAGTTCTTTCAGCTTCTGTTTGAATCTTATCAAACTCTTGCATACGAGCTTCAGCTTTACTAAACATCTCTTGAGCTTTTTTAGCAGCGATAGTTTCTACTATACCTGCCACGTCTGGATACTCTTTAGACCATTCTTCTATATCTTCATCAGACTTAGGTGGTACAATAGATTCTTTTTCTAATCGTTTCTCAAAGGCTTTGAACTTATCGTCCCACTCCTTTTCTTTTTCTTGCATATGTCGTCTTAAATCGCCATAACGTTTTTTAAACGATTTTTCTTCAGCAGATAGCGTTTCTTCTTCAGTTTCTGTATCGGCCTTTTTCTCTTCGGGAGCTTTTTCTTTTGATTGCTGTTCTTCGTTTGTTCCTTCTTCTCCACGTTGTTCAGCTTCAAGTTTACGAATCTCCTCTTCTTCAACTTCCATTTGCTTACGTTTTTTTTCGTAGTTGTAACCTCTATCAACAAATCCTGCTGTTTTTTGAGTTTCTACTTCTGCTAATTCAGGCATATTTTTCTCCTTTTTATGTTGGGGTCAGCCGAAGCTGAGTAGCCTTATAGTTATTTATTTTTGCCTTTGGTCATTAGACCGCCTTTATTTCTTCCACCAGAAGCCCAAGTTCCACCTTCTTTTTCATAGGCTTTTTTAAGAGCTTTAACTCCTGCTGCTGTTTTAGTTCCGTACTCTGCTTTTTTACCGTCTATTACGTGCCTAATAGTTGCCCCATCTTTTTTAAGTTTAGATTGGGCACGTTCCATAGCAGCTTTACTTGCAGCAGATTTTTTCTTAGATTTTTTACGTGCTGCTTGTGCTGCTTTAGATTTATCATCTTTTTTGAGTAATGCTACATCAATACCACCTGGTTTATATACTCTAGATTTATCTTTACCTACCATGACAGTGTCCTTAGCTGCCTGTTTTACATTAGCCGTAGTGTTTTGACGCATTTGTACTACATGTGATTGATAGTCATCATCGTCTTTAAATATTGAATTGCCGCCTAGATCTGTGATGTTTCTATCTAAATTTATAAATTGAGTCTCTGCAATATCTCTCGCTAATTTATCCCCATTAATTAATTCAGGTGGTAATTTATCTAAAAAAGTTTCTTTTTTAAATCTTTCAAGTTGAGCTTCTGCCTCTGCAGTTTCTTCACCTAAAGCTTTTGCTATAATAATATTAGCTGCTGCTTTTGCTGCTTTCTGACCATTATCAAAAATACCTATAACACCCCCAAAAGGATTTTTTGTTAAGGATTGAGAAGTTTGCTGTAGTAAACTTTTAGGGTCGTTATAATCAAACTTTTCCATCCAAGCATTTGGATCTCTTTTTACTTTATCATCATCTCCACCATCATCACCACCACCTTTTACAACTGGCTCACCTGCTACAGGAGGTGTTGTGGAATAACCTTGAGCAATAAGTTCATCATATCTAGCCTGATCTGTTGGTAAAGTTAATACAATTACATCACCATTAGGTCCATAAAGAGTTACAGTAGTTAGCATTGAAGTATCTGTACCTGCAGTTCCTGCAATTGCTGTATCAATAGCTCCAGTTGTAGCCACTTGAGTTCCAACTGGACCTAATGCTGTTTGACCAGTTTTTTCAGATGGAAAAATTGTAGAACCTAAAGGAAAGCCTACAAAGCCTCTATTTACAGCTTGTTGACCTTGTTGAAGGAAATTTTGCTCAAGTCCTTGATTAAGACTAGTAGGAGTATTTGGATTAGTAACAACACTAGAATTTTGATATCCTTGCACCTGACCACCGCTAGACATATTTTGAACTGGCATTTGATTTTGTGCAGGGTTAGTGATACCTACAACTGTATTTTTTTGATCATCTATAGGAGCAGGTCTAGGTTGACTATACAATAACTGTTGTTGCATATAAGGATTCTGTACATCACCACCTTCAGCCATACCCATCATCTCTTGTATAGCTTGCATCTCTTCTGGTGATAGCTCCTCAGTATTCATTGGACCACCTGCAGGTACAGGCTCACCGCCTATACGACCATTAGCTTCCATATCAGCTAGTCCACGTTTAGCTTCATCTCGTAGATCTTCAAAAAACTTGACACCATAGTAACGAACAACATCAGCAGGAACTACGTACTCACCTTCAGATAACTGTGCAGGAATATTATCTCGTACTTCTTCTGCCATAGAACCTGACGGAACTTCATTACCTGATACTGGATCTGTATTCATACCATCATCTGTTAATCCACCTTCATCCATCATGAAAGCCATCTGCATTTGTTCGTTCATTACTGTTCCACCTTTATTATACTTGGGTTTTTTAAAAAATACACCGTGTTTACTTGGGCTTAATAAATAATCTAAAAAACTGTCTTTTTCTTCTTTTTGTTTTATTGTGTCATCTGGTAAATCTGAAAAAGTTTCTTCTGGGAAACCCTCTTCTATAGCTTCTTTGTCAAACATAGTGTCTGACCTCCACTGTGCATACTCAGAAGCCTTTTCTTCGGTAGAAAATACAGGTAACTTTTCACCTGTAATAAAGTCTTTACCGTGACTATCTTTTAATTTTTGTTTTACTTCAACATCACTAAGCCTATTACCATTTTCATCAATAGTAGGAGCAGTAATCCATCCAGTCCCAAAAGGTATTGTAGTACTTACTTCAGAATACTTAGTTCCTTTTTCACCAGTTATTTCACCAGTTTCATCAATCCAAACAGATCTTCCACGTAATGTTTTTTCATCTGTTTTAGTTCTTGGTCTTGGTTCTGGTCTCACTGTGTAGCCTCCTTCGGCAAAGTTTTTAGGTTCTTTATTTGCATACTTTAAAATATTTTGTGGGGAGTAAGGTCCATCTACTGTTTCTGCACCATTCCAGTATCTTACTTCAACTTTTACAGAGGGAATACCTAATTCAGAAGCAACAGCAGCTCTAGTATTTCCCTCAATAATGTAAGCCTCACCTTTATGGTTTACTCCTACAACTACCTTATTTCCTTTTTGATCTGGATCAAAACCACCATCTTGAGCATCTTTTAAAAGTTCTTTGTATTTAGAGTCAGAAGCATCACGAACTTCATCATTAGCTCCTTTAAGAGAAGCTAAAAATTTTGAGTCTAAGAATAAAGGTTTGTTATTATCCATCCCTCCCAAATTAGCAGTAATTGGCCCATTAAAAAACTTTTTAGTAGCACCACTGCCTCCACGTGCTGCATCTTCTTCTGCATATCTTTGTTGCTTTTTAACCCAGTCTTCGCCACCCTCTCGACCTTTAGTTGCAGGATTATCTTGATAATAACCATAATCTTCTAAAGTAGCTTTTGTAGATTTTATATTTGTAGGTTTTATAGAAGATGGCGAATTAATAGTTCCCTCTACTCCAGTCAAATCAAATTTTTGTAACTCGGCATCCATTCCAAGAGCATATCTGGCAAAATAAACAGCAGCTCCATGATATCTCATCTGTTCAAACTTATCCATGGGTTTAAATCTAGATTTAATATTTTTAATAATCTTTGTAACTTGACTATCAGCTTGAGGAATTTTATTTCCTTGTTTGTCTTCTTTAAAATATTCCTCTAAAGTTCCCACTTTTCTTCTTGTAGATATTTGTGGTGTTATTGAACCTTTAGCTCCACTTGCTCTGAGACCTACTACCGTTGCTTCTATCTCAGAGGCTGTTTGAAGATATGTTCTGTGACTTTCTAACTCAAGATCCCTCATTAACTTTGCTAATTTTTTAGCTACTTTAGGATTTATGCTTTTTAAACCTTCATCAGTTACAGAAAAATCTTCCTCTACCCATTTAAATTTAGTAGGATATTCTTTTTTAAAAAGAGCTATTATTTCGTCTTTAATCTTTAAAGCTTTAGGATTTTTTAATATAGCTGCTTGTTGAAATGATGATCCTGTAGAATCTTTGTTAGCAATAGATTTAAGATAAGAAGTAGGGTTGCCTCCCAGTTGTTCTAGATCTGCTATAAGGTAATCTTGATGTTGAACTGCATGTTGCAATTCGTGGAAAAAAACATATCTAAAGTTTTGACTATTAACATTATCAAACCCTTCAATGTCACTACCAATTGCAATTGCACCTGTTCTTCGTCCTGTTCCATCATCAAGCAGTTTACCCCCAAAAGGATCAAAATAAGCACCAGTAGAATCAGGATCTACATAAAATTCTAGATTTTTTAAATCGGGGTACTGTTTAAAAAGTTTTGTGTGGGTTGGTATCAAGTCGCCAACCAATATTGGACTATCAACAGTAGCTTCTTTATAATTTATAACCCCATTATTTGTTTTAATTTTAATATTATCATCAGGTATTTCAAATTTAAAAATTGACTCTGCTTTTGGATCTACTACTCCACCTGGGTATTTTTTTTCTAACTGTGCTATTTCTGCTTCTATTGCTTTAAGTTCTTTTTCAATTATATCTTTATTATTAACAGTTTTTGTTCTACTATTCAAAAAATCTTTATTATAATATAACGTATCTAATCTTTGATTTACCTGAGGGATATAATCTCCAGAACGTGCTGTCCTAAATCTACCTGTTATTTCCTCAATTTGTTTGTCAGTGTAGCCTCTTCCTTTTAATTGTAAAGCTTTATAATATGCTTCGTTTTTATAATCTGGAGCACCAGGACCACCAAAAACTCTTAAAGTAGTAGAATCTGGCCCCGAAGGAACTTTAAATGGAGTTGAGGCAGCACCTACACCTGCGGTATAACCAAAAATATCTCCGTAGGTAGCTCCACCTTTCATCATTCTGTCAATATCTTCTAGAGTTCCAACTGCTGCACTTTTGACAAAATCTACCACCTGTTCTTTACTAGGTAAGGAAGGGTCTTTAAGATAGTCCTTTATACCTTCTAATGAATTAATAATACCTTCTCTAAGTTTTTCTCTTTCTGTTCTTTGATCAGGATTTTCAGATATGAAGTAAATTCCACCAAATTTATCTTTAAAACCACGGGCACCATCATCTCTTCTATATAATTCTATATCATCTGTAGAAGCATTTATGGGACGTTGAAAAAATGGAACATCATTTAACGGATGATTAGCTCTTCTTTCTTCTTCAAGCTTATTTTCTGCAAAATCTTCTTTAGCTTCACCTGCATATTTTTCAACTTCCTGATCTAAACCTTCAGGAGTATAACCAAAAACTTCCATCTGTTTTGCTGTATTAGCCATTAATGTCATCCCTAAGTCTTAGCATTGATCTAAGCATACGTATCTCACCTTGAGCACGATATACTTCTTCTATATCGTTAAGCTGCTCAAGACGTTTATGAACTTTATCTATTCTACTAACTATCTCTTCCAGAAATGGATTATACAACTCTGGATTGTTTACAAAAGGTTTTAAAGTATTATTCACTACTAGTTTCATTGTACCTGTTGTTGACCAGTATTACCTGAGAAGCCCTGTTCTCCTGGCTGAGGGGCTATTCCAGTTCCTATAGTACCACCCCCACTACCTTGGGTATCCTGCACCTGTACCCCTGCAGGAGCTTGCTGTGGGCTTCCTGGCTGTGGAGTACTTGGCTGTGGAGCACCTGGTGGTGGAGCAGGTGGTGGGTTGGCTTCTTTAAATTGTTTCAATATCTCAGCTTGGACCGCAGCTTGTGCCATATTGTTGCCAACTTTATCTGGGTCAAGATCCATTGACTTAGCAATTTCACGTACAATATAGTCCATACGTGCGAATGGAGCAAGCGCAGGGTTTGATACGACTTGCATAAATTGCATAAGGCGTTGGCTACGTACTTCATTAGCCATAAGACTTTCTGTACCACGAGCTTTTATCTCCAAATCACCTTTGATTTCTGTATCAAAGTCAAACTGCATGTTAAAACCAAAAAAGGCTTTACCTAATGGTGCTAATAAATAGTCATCTATATTTTTTACCACATTCCGTATACTACCGTTGGCAGCAGACATGAGCATAGAAATGCCAGAAGCAGTACGACCAACTCCACTAACGCCTGTCTGACCATGTGCGAAAGATGGAAAACCAGTTGATTCATCAGCTAATACCCTTGCTTTATCGAACATCTGCATGTTCTCGTTACTTACATTTGGAAACTTAGTTCCAAAGATGGCTTGACCAGGCGCCCCTCCCTGTCTCCTAAACACTTTTCCTGGATACACGGAGAGGTCTTGCCCTGGGACGAGATTAGTCTCGTCTACCTCAATCAGTAGATTACCAGACAACGCTGCGTTATCTACTGCCATTCGCATAAAGCCATTCATTAGTGTTTGAGTATCATCCATATTCTCAGCAATACCTACGCCAAAAATACTGTATGGATTCATCTCATAAGGAGCTGCAAAGTAAGGTATATAAGCTGGAGTAAATGGGTTCATTACAAGACGTAACACTTGTCCATTACAAATCCAGATATTTACACTTAGCTGATCTGCATCTTCTAGATCTTTAGGGATGTCTACCCCTTGATCCTCTATTACTTCTCTGTCCACAAAACCCCAGAACTCTAGAACTTCAAAACGATCAGCCCTATCTTCCTCTGAGTTGTCTTCCATAATGTGTTCCCACCACTGTTTGCGATAGCTTTCACCAAGCCTTAGAGCATTGTCTACGGCATTTTCACGGAAGTATGGACGATTTTTTAAACCACGTACTTGAGAACGTGACATCTTATGTCTTTCTACAACATATTCTGCTTCTTCCATAGTAGCTGCATCAGGATCTGGATAAAAGTTCCAAATAGATACAGATGTAGTTTGTGGGATTGTTTTAAACATCGGAGAGTAGTTACCCTCTTCATCCCAGTTTGGATATTCTTTATCTACAGCAAACGGACCTTTCATAATCCCTGTGCCAAAAAGTGCCGCTTCAAAAGCAGCAGAACGTAAATGTTTTTTTGCATGAGATTCTTCTAATTGATCATGTATCTTTTTTTCCATCTTTTTAGCTGCAATTTCTGCAGGATGAAATTGTACAGCTGATGGAGTTTTAGCTGCACCTGATTTTACATCATCAATAACAGGCTCTAATACACCAGATAATACACCTAGTCTTTCTCTAAACTCAGGTAACGTTTCTCCTGGAAGTAACTCAGCCATTTTTGCATCAACTGATTTTCTTATTTCAGGATTAGTTTCAAAGCTAACAGTATCTTCTACACCGTCTGGTAAAGTTGTAGGATCAATACTAATTGGAAATCTATTACCACCAAATAATACTTCTGCTATTTGACCATAAGCTGCAAGAACTTTTGTTTTAGTTACTTTTACAAATACACGAGATTTTTCTGATGAAGTAAATTGTACATTAGGTCCATATAAACCACGGTAGTTTCTATATGCTTGAATCCAACGTTCTTCATCTAATTGTCTAGCTGTTTCGGATTTAGTGTATTTATCTTTTACAAACTGAACAATGTGACCTGTAAGTGGATCTGAATAATCTTCTTTAGAAACATCCTCTATTGTAGATGTTTCTTCCATATCCATAATCATTTCTTCAAAATCTTCTTCTGCCATTTTATTTCCTTAGTATCCAAATGTGGGATCTGATGCTTGAAAACCTGTGCGTTGTGCAGCAGGATCAAAGTCAAATATATTACTTCGTGGCCTAGTCATTATACCATATCTTAATGCGTCATACAAGTGGTCTTCTGAGTGTGTGTTTACATCTTCTGGATTATTTTTATCAAGAGGTAAACCTGGTATTTGAGATATAGTATTTGTACAACTGCTAAAAAATACTAATCTAGGTTCTTCTGTAAACTCATCTACCTGCAGTCTTCTGTGTACTTCGTTTTTACCTGCTACACGAGAACCTTTTGATCTATCTGAAGGTCTCCAACGACAACCTTTTAAAATCATTTGTTCTGCTAGACTCGGACCAGTATCTCCACGTTTGTGCCAAAGGGATGAGTCAAGAACTCCGTAACGCATGTTTTCACCCGATTCGTTTTCTATTTCTAATATCATATCAGCTAGGTCAGTAGCTGTGACCTTTGATACATATAGTTCCCTATATACTACAAGTTGTTCAGAACCAGGAACGACAGTAAACCAAAGGACACCAGTATGAGAACCATAGCCATAGTCACAAGCTCTAAACTTAATCCAATTAGAAGGTATATCATAAGGATCTACTACATGTGTTTTCCTATTAAACTCAGGAAAAGCTGCACCCTCGTTTACATCCCAATCACCTTCAAGTAGTTGTCTACGTTGATGTTCAGGTAACGAAAGAAGATTAGCTTCATATAAACCATCGTCTGACAAATACGGATTGTCGAAGAGGGTGGCAGGGATGAACTTACGTTTAAACAGAGGCTCACCCTCCCGACTATGACCTTTCGGCCACTTTATCACTTCTCCGTTTTCATCAGTGGCATCAAACGAATTATCAGGCACTTGAGGGTCGATAAACGTTCTCTTTACCCACTGATGTCCTGGACCGCCAGGGTTGCTAGTCGCTCTCATATACAGTGGCAAACCTGAAGCCCTTGTTGTACGGAGACGTGATCTCATATAATTCCATGCGTAAGGTGAAGGCCATTGTGTAAGTTCGTCAAAGCCAATCCAGTTAAAGGCTTGACCTTGGTATCTCATAACGTCATCCTCTCTGTCGAGGTAGGACATCCACAATGTAGCACCTGATGGAGCTACCCAAGTTTTATCTCTTTCCATAAACTTTATTCCAGGAATAGCTTTGGGATAAAGTTGTTTACTTACTGATATAAGCTCTCTAAGCTCTTCTGTGCTCCTACGAACAAGTAGCATTCGTGCATTTGTATTCCCCAAGTACCGCACTGGGTCTGCAACCATCGCATAAGACTTACCGCCACCTGCTGCTCCTCCGTATAAAACTTCCTGTTCTGTTGCCGCTAAAAAATTAGTTTGAGGACCAGGATTAGGTTCAAAGATAATTTCCCTAGCTTTTTCAAAGTCTATTTCTTCAGGCTTCGGTTGAGCTGGAGCTAACTCTTTCTCTGTAACCAAGTCTTTGGGTTTCGAGTTTTTCCGCTTTTTGTAACGCTTCTTTGTACCTTTTGGCAAGGTAGCGTTGAGTTGAAGCTTCGTTCTTACGTTGTTGCTCAATTTTTACCCTTTTATATAAACCTACATGAGAGATATATCTTTCAGACTGTGTACTAAGCCAAGCTGCTACTTCTCTGTAACTATATTGTTTTATAAACTTTTTAGCTTTTTCAAACAACTCTAGTTCTTCTGGGATTGGTAGTAGTATATCACAATCGTCAGGGTCTTGTCTATAACCAAATGGTACGTGAGTTCCAACTCTTACAACTGGTTGCCACTCATATTCACCGTCTACCGCTATAGGTTTAGGTAACTTCCAAGTTTTATTCGTTTTCATCAGCTTTCTGCGGTAAAATAAATAGTGGATTAGCTGCAGATACTTCTACTTTTTCTGTTTTAATAAAACCACTACGGTCTAAAACATCTTTTGCTGCTGCCATCTTTTCTTTATTACCTAAGTCTGTAGGATTGTTCATAACCTCAAACATTGAGTATGCAGCTTTTACAGCTGACGAACTAATAAACCTTTTAGTTAGTTCTGCAATCTCTTCGGATAAAGACTCTGCAATTGCTTTTGAAGATACGCCATCTGCATAACCTGCAAGTTTTCTAGCTGTAACTAGATTACCTCCAGCTTCTTCAAACAATACGTCTAAGAACTTCTGTTGTTTTTCTGTTAAGTTTCTTGCCATTATGCCACCATATAAATTATAAAACCTAAAGCACCTGCACCTACTATAAGCATAACACCTGATATACCCCAAGTAATTATTGCTTCAATCATTTCTGCTTTACGATACTCTTGTTCTTTCTTTTGTTTGCGTATTCTACCTTCAGTAGCTACAAGCTCGTCCCAGACAGAAGGGCCGTAAGTAAAACTAATCCAGTCTTTTAATTCCTGCCTCATTGCTTCGGCTTTCTTTTTAGCAGTAAATATTTCTAAAGCTTCTGCTTCAACAGAACCTCCCATAGCTTTCCACCAAGGGGGGTTCTTATTTTTCTGCTCTAAGTAGGATAGGTCGCTCATGCTACTAGCCCACTGATTTAGTTGACCACCCATCTCTTGAAGATCTTTTCCGAACTGGAAACCTTTCTTCAAAGCATTGAATGCGACAGTCGCCCCACCTATGATTGTAACTGGATCGATAACGAGCCTCCTCCCAAAGTACTCCTAACTTAATTAAAGAACTAACTATGCCGTTATGACTTTCCTGTAACTTTTTTTACAATCTTAGTTGTCCAAGCTTCGTTCTCTGGAGTATTGGGGTCATCAGCTATGTAGTGACCCTTTTCGTTACGAGCACGAACCATCTCTGTTTCTTTTACTTCAGCATCTTTAACAAAGTCTAAAATAGTAAAAATAGAAACAGAGTCATCTTTAGATACCCAATCACCATTAATATTTTCAGCAATTACTTTATTTTTATCTGATAATACTTTAGTGCCTTTAAGTTTCATATTAACCCTTCTTATGTTAGTACAACCCCACTATATTCTAGCAGGGTTGCAATGTTTTATGAAAGTACTACTTTAATAGTTACGTTATCACTGGTTGCTGCTAAGATATTCATTATAACAGTGTCACCAAT